TGGCAGCACCGTAAATTTTGAGGTCGGTGTCAACGTCGAGGAAATGACAGCCGAAAAGACGCAGGGGCAGTACATTACCCGCCTCTATGCCTTTGGCTCCACCAGGAACCTTCCACCAGACTACCGAAAGAACGACGAGCAGATCCTTCTTAACGGCGTAGTCCAGAAAAGGGTCATGATGCCAGCTTCCACACCGTATGTTGACATCGAGCAGAACCTTGCAGATGATGAGATCGTCGAGGGTATTGTTTTCTTCGATGACGTGTTTCCGAGGACTGAGGCCACGATAACCTCAGTTACCGAGATAGAGAAGCCTGTAAACGAGGACGATTCGACAACGGAGGCCACCACTGACAACGTGGAGCAGAACGAAGAACAGAAAATGGCTACGTTCTACCGCATCAAGACTGGGGCCTATGTGTTCAGTAAGGATTATATCCTTGCAGGACAGACACTCCAGATGCAGTTCACGTCAGGCAGGCTTAACGGCATGATTTTCGATGTAGCATTCAACCCGGAGGGAGAATCAGAGAAAACAAGCGCCCATGGTGACCATAATGAACGCATCGAGGTGGTAAACCAACAGGCACAGGTATTCGAGATCGTAAGGAATGACACCTATGGATTGTTTTTGCCTAATGAGACGCTGAAACCTTCCATCGGTGACAAGTTCATTCTGTTGGGATGGGACATTACAAGGGTAGAGAACGGTATAGGTCTCGTCACCGCTGCCGAGAACGAGGTGCTTTCGAGGGCGCAGGAGTATGCTGCACGGTTGAAGAAAGACCCCCTTACATATCCGTGTACGATGATGTCCGATTACATGTACGGACTGAACCGAGGCAACCAGGATCCGAACTACAGCAAGGTAGGCACTTTCGAGCTGGGCCAGAGAATACAACTGGTCAGCGACGCATACTTTGAAGGTGGCCGCAGGGTGTCAAGGGTGGTCGGATATGAGTACAAACTGGATAAGCCGTATGATTCTCCGATTATCTATGTCGGTGAGTCTGCCACATATTCGAGCAAGAAGGATTCCGAGGCGAAGCTGAACGAGGCCGTGAACAGCATCAACTACCGCAACAGCGAGTACGGATCTTCTGGCATTAGCGGAAGCGTGTATGTCATCGGCACTAATGACTCCACGACGCCCGGCGACAGCAATGTATATTCCGCATTGCGCTCAGACAGGCAGTTTGCCAGGAAGAATCGGGATGATATCATAAGTTCCCTCTGGACGTTCAAGCACGGGCACGGCATGCGCAGGGGCATCCAGACGGAAGAATACGGCACCAACAATGCCAACGAAGACAACCTGTTTGGCAAGGGCTTTGAGCTTATATCCAAGACTGATTCAAATGGCGGTGTCAAGACGCGCCTCGAGATCGACGAGCTGTTTGTCCGCATAAAGGCCTTCTTCGCCAAGCTGGAGATCAGGGAAATATCATACGTTGGCGGTAACTACGTTTTCTCTGCCGCAGGTAGCCGTATCTATTATGTTGATTGGCTCGATGCTAACGGCAATGTTATCGACAAGGCTGTAGGAAGCATCTCCAATGTTCATACGTTCAGATGCTACCTGTACTCTGATGACGGCACGACTGCCACCATCAACAAATGGGCCATCGATGACCAGGCTATGTGCCGTACTTTCAACATCGACGAGGGAGTGCATCAGAATGTCAGCAACAAGTATTACTGGCGCAGGGTTAGCGGTATTGGAAGGGGTGTAATCCCATCACAGGTCGTAGAGCCTGAGTATGCAGGCGAGACCGTTCCTGCTCCTACCCAGTACCAGTATGTTGATATATCGATGTCCGACTGCGGCGTAGGCAGTGACTACCCGGAACCAGAGGACGCCATCGTTCAGTTCGGTAACTGGACTAACAGCGCAAGGCAGGGTGTCATATATCTGCAGGTGGAAGGTGAGGGCTCTCCTGCCATCATGGAATATTCGGGTGTTGGTGCAAACGGCCAGCATTTCGTATTGCCCAGCCCTACCCTTTTGCTCTCCCCTTCAAAGAACGTGATATATGGCGAGTTCCATTCCGTTGTTGACGGCCAAGGCGGTAACACTGGTGATGGTGACACTATCGATGACCAGTTGCGCTCTCTTCTCGATGCGCTCAATGACATCAAGAATCAGGCAGACAAAAAGTTTGAAATCTGGTTCGGCAACTATGAGCCGTTACCCTCAAAGACCAACCCGACGGCAACGGCTAACTTTCCTGCGTCCGAGTGGATAACGGATGACCTAAAGGCCCTGCATGCGCAGGATCTGTTCTATGACACCTATAAAGCCCCTGCCACACAGAGAGGCCGGGCTTGGCGCTGGATAGCCGCAGAAGGGCAAAATAACACCGTCGTCTATTACTGGGAAGATGTCACAGACCAAGACACGATTGATGCTCTGGAGAAAATCGCAGACGTGGCCAGTGACGGCAAGCTTACTGGCGGTGCCGAGAAGGTGCGCGTGTTCCTCGATTGGGAAAAGGCTGTTGAGGAATACCTAAAGTACACCGAGCGGGCCAGGGACTATGGTATAACAACGGAACTGACCGACTACCGCACCGCCTTCAAGGAATTGGCGAAGATGCTCAATAACAACGTGGCACTGATTACCAGTGACACCATGACCGAGATTCCTACTCCAGCTTGGCTTGTAGACCTTCAGGCAGAGACCGTCATCCCGTCACCTGTTACATACCGTCAGAAATGGACTGACTATTACACCGCTCTTGCGACCCTGTTGCAGAAGATCCAGGCAGTGGCAAAGGCTCTTGCCGATGCTGCACAGGCTGATGCGACCTCTGCATTGAATAAGATTGGTGACATGGCCAATGACGGAAAGCTCGACCCAACGGAGAAGCTGACGGTCAAGAGAGAGTTCATAGCAGCCTACCATGAAATGATGGACACGGACGAGGCAGGCTACCAGAGTGGCATCCTCGACATGGCGAAGGATGAGAATGGTCAGTGGCTTATCACCTATTCCACTTGGATTGAGCCGTACATAAATGCCTTCCGTGCGCTGGGAACGTACCTCAATGGCGGTACGTCATGGACGGAGCCGGCTCTCTCCAACTTCAACGATTCCGCGCTCCCTTCATGGATTCAGAGTGCCAACATGGCCACTACGCAGAATATCACGGGCGACACATGGCGCTCGAAGTGGTCTGACTTCTACACCAAGCGCACAGCCGTTCTGACAGCCTTGACATACCATGCACAGGGCACGGCAGACAAAGCCCATGGCCGTATTGATGATATTGTCTCTGATGGCATCCTCAGTGGCGGTGCCGAGAAGAGTGCGGTGTTCATTGACTGGATGCGTTGCGTGCAAGAATATCTGAAATACACTAAGCAGGCCAGCGACTACAGCGTGTCGAGCACGGCATACGTAACGGCTTACACGGCTCTTGCTACCATGCTGAACGGTGGCACGGCCGCTACTGCGAACATCAAGAACGGCACGGATCGTCCTGCATGGCTGACAACGACGAATATTCTCCTTGACACAACACTGTCTGACTACAGCCTCACGGCAGACCAGTACAGAACCAAGTGGAATGACTACTACGTTCAGCTGACGTTGCTCATAGAGGCTATCGGTGACAAGGTAAAATCTCTTGCTGATGATGCCCTGGAGGAGTTGGATAACATGGCAGACGATGATGTTCTCACGGAGTTCGAGAAGTTGATTTGTCTGCGTGACTGGGAGGCTGCAAAGGCAGAAAAGACATCGCTTGTGGCTCAGTTTGCCAATGACCCGAACGCTTCGACAACGACCTTGGTAAACTGCTTCAATCTGCTGTCACACTATCTTGACAACAAGTCGATGACGGACTACTCGGACTTCACAGAAACGGCTCCAGCCCTCCTGGTGACCTCGGGTGATACAACCATCGATGGCGATGTGTTTAAGCTGCTATGGAAGAACTACTATGACGCTCGCTCGTCATTGCTGGCTTCCGTTTCCTCATCCAAGGTATCGATGTTCGTACAGAGCACACGTCCTAACCCTCCATACAAGGTTGGTGACCTGTGGGTACAGACGAACAACGATAACAATATCATGGTGTGCGTCATGGCCAAGACAGCCTCTCAGACGGGAGCAGACTCGGACTGGGCAGACCTATCCGACATCACGGAGAAGAGAGACCCACGCATCCTTATTGCGGCCATGGTGAGCATCTACTACAGCTACTATGGTGGCTTCGTGAAGGAGCTGACAACAAACCAGTACATAAAGGTGCATCTTGGCACGAGACCGAGCACAGGAAGTAGAGGCGGTGAAATTGCCTACTACTCATCATTGCTGTACCAGTGGGATGAAGATGACGGCTATTGGACGCAGATAGGCAACGACTCACTGAAGACCACGCTTGCTGCATTGCATGAGGTGACTGGCGATTATACGCTCCGCGTCTTCCGCACCACTCCGAGCCTCACGCTTCAGATGTACGACATCATTTGTTCGCCTCTGACATTCACAGACTCGAATCTGCCTTCGTCAAGTCCTTACAAGACCGTTGAGGGTGGTATTCAGATAAAGATGTATAACGGCTCTCAGTGGGAGATTCTGCAGGAGGCAATGAGAAGCCTTATCGAGAACCTGCCGGGTTATGTACGCGCCCTGGCCATGAAGTCTGCTGATGACTACTCGACTGCCGCTGGATTTATAACGTCTGGCGACTGGGCAACCCTATTTGCACAGGCTACTGATGCAGACGGCAATAAGATAGCAGAGGCTCACATGTCCGCTTTCGTCACCAAGAACTCGAATGGTGTCATTCAGAGTGGTGTGAGCATAGGAGCGGACCAGATAATCTTCACAGGCAAGCAGTTCTCCATCGATGCTGACCATATCAATCTGACAGGAACGGACAACATAAGCCTGTTGGTTGGCGGTGTAAGGTCTGATTTGGCTAACACGGGCATCAATATCCAAGAAGGAAAGATTACGCTGAACGCAGACAATACGACTATCACGGGCAATCTCGCTCTGAGTGATCCGAACAGAGGACTGGTGATTTACGATGCTTACGGCAACCCGAAAATCTCCGTGCTCAACAATACGATTGGTACGCTGGAGTCCTATGACCTTGGTGGCGATAAGAGTGTTGGCGGAACGACAACAAAGACAAGAACAAGCACATCGCAAAAGATACAGGCTACATTTGTCCTCTCGTTCGGCACGTTTACCGCTGGCCAGTCCTTGAAGATGCATGACTTGGTTCTGCGTGCGCATCATAAGGACAATCCGTTTGACACGGACATTTCTTCGATAACGTACAGCTACGAACTCAAGTGCGGAACAACTGTCGTAAAGAGTGCAAGTGGAACGGCAACGAGGATAACATCTGGCTTCGACTTCGATGGCTTCTCTGTTCCGGACTACACTAACAACTCTGTCGGTTACAGCGGAGAGTACATCTTGAATCTGAGCTTTGAGGTTACGCTGGCCAGCTCGTCACAAAGCCTTCTTGGCGATTTCCATGTCAATGCCCATTGCTACTGCAGAAAAGTCCTTGCAGGCATCATTCAAGTGGCCACCGATGGTGCTATGTTTGCAAGCTCGAATGTGGCATACAACTGGTTCGGCTCTGACAAGACACAGTTTAGAAACGGAGCTGCTGGCCTTCGACTGATAAATGGCAGAATACAGAGGAACGTGAGCCATGCGGACAATCCGTATTGGAATAATAACTGGGCTGATATTAGCACGATGGTACCGACTGAAATTGTAAACACTCTCACGTACACAGCTGATGAGAATGACGGACTTATCGTATTCTCGACGGTGATTGGCGAGTCTGGAGGTGCCAAGCGAACTCTTACTCTGCCGAGTCCGTCAAACCTACGTGGAAAGGTGTACTACATCAAGAACATCGCGGGCGACAATACGGAGATAGGGTGCGTGTCTTCAGATAGCATCACACCTTCAAACTCAAGCGGATACGTAAACACGGTTAATTGCGAAGACATTTCCATGATGGCCATTAGTGACGGATTCGCGTGGATATTATTCTATTGTGGTTAAATTGTAAAAGATATGATTAAAATTGATTTCAGCAAAATGAAGGTGCAGGTGTCCTTCGATGGCACGCACCAGGTGTTCAACATTGCCAAGAACGTAGGTAACGACATGATGTTCAACGGCTCGGTCATAGCCGACATCGGCTTCGAGGAGCTGGCGAAGAAAATCTACTTCTCGGAAGGTGAGGTGGAGATTCCAGACGTGTATGTTCCGTACATCGCCAAGGTAATCTCTGAGTCGAATTACATAGCAGCTATCAAGCGTCATCTGATGAAGGTTCTCAATGGCAAGCAGTAATAACAAGATAGGGTTCATTGTAGAGGGGCGAGAGATTCACGCTAACGGCGTGGTCAAGGTCTCTGTTAGGATGCTCAATAGTGACAAACCGCAGGTTACCACTAACGAGCTTCCTATCATCCTCAATGCCATCAAGCACAGCCATCTGATGGACGAGACGTCGCATGTAGGCTTTGACTACACCCTGGACTTCCCGATGATGGCAGGCTTCGGCTTCCCCTATGCCTTGGACTTTGAGTTAGAATCAGAAAACGATAGAAACATAACGTAATATGGCAAACGCATTAAAAATAGGCTATGCAGCCAAAAGGCGAGGTGACCTGTGGACTGCTACAGAGGCCAACGAAGTGAAGGAAGTGGTAAACAACCACGCTGATACTCTGGACGGTCACGCCTCATCCATCCAGAACATCAATAATACTCTCGACGCACAAAGCCGCACGGTTGCCCAGAATGCCCAGAACATAAGACTGCTGCAGAACTCCACAAAGAGCGTCTGGCTTACGCAGGCACAGTATGATGCACTGGTAGATGCAGGAGAGGTTGACCCCATCACAGAGTATAACATCTACGAGGAAACGACATGATTATAAAAGGTGGCTTAGAACTTGTGGCCCGAAGAAAGGGCAACATGGTAGCGCAGGCAGTCTATCGTGGACTACGCCTTGTGTGGATGGCTGTCAGATCATGTTTCGGCAGCGGTATTTGGGTGCCTTCCAAACCGTGGATAGGTACTGAGAAATGGAAAAATCACAATTAAAAATCTAAGATTATGTACGGAAGGAAAAAGAATGATGACACCCAGAAAGGCGGGCTTCGTACCCGCACTTTCGTATTCTCCATTACAGACATGGAGAACGGTAGTGGAAATGACTCTCTGGACGCATTTTGCGAGGCCCACAACGTTTTGAGCGTGGTCTTCAATGAATCTAAAGGGAAGTTGATTTATGTACTCATATACAGAGATTAAATAGTTTTTTATTATGGCAGATATTATTAACATCAATGAGCCTTGGGAGAGTCACGAAGGTATAGAGGTAGAGACTTTCATCAAGAGAGAGTTAAAGAGCAGGGCGGGTGCAGTGCGATGGGTGCAGAACTCCACGTTCTACGCCATCCAAGGATTTGCATCGGCAGCAGACAAGGCAGCGTATATCTCAGACCCAGTGGGTCACGCAGACTTGCTCCTGTTTGAAGAGGAATTGCCCATTTCGTCAACAACGAGTGACAGCTACATCGCACGCCTGTATTCAAATAGGGACACCTCAAAGTCGTTTGCCGTGAAAGACGGTGATGGCTTTGAAGTTGGACTGCGATTCTCGGCCCTACACGTCATCGCTGCAACAAGTGAGCAGGAAAAGATGGATGGCAACGGAACACTCATTATTGAGCGTTCCACTGATGGCAACACATGGGTAAGGGTGTCCACTCAGTCAGTTCCGAGCGTTGACCTCGACACAGAGGGTTATCCGACAACGGTAGAGATTGGTAAGTACCTGTTGACAGGCAGACAGAACTACATCCGTATGAGGGCAACGTTTGGCTATGTGGACGGTATGGGCAATGACTCGACAATGGCCAGTGGAAATATTATTATTTCGATTGCGTCCGTCTCTCTGGCAGTGACCTTGCAGACCAACTGGGCACAGCCTGTGCAGGCAAGCCAACTGACTGCATTACCCTTGCAATTCATGATTGAGGGAGCAGTGGAAAAACACCTGCATCTGGAGGTCAGCGGAGTGGATGGATATTCCGGCCACAGCAGTATTGAAGACTACTCAGCGTCTCAGCAGGGCAGTATCACTGTTCTGTGCCAGGATGGTGCAGGCACAAAGGGAATCCTCAGAACTGGCGTTCATACCGTCCGTGCATGGCTTTCCGCTGATGACGGTGACGGTGGCGAGATTACGAGTGATGTCATCACCCATCAGATGATGATGGTAAACACCAACCAGTCGGCCACCATCATGCAGCCGAGGCTACTCATCCAGAGTGTGGCCAGTTCCATTGACAACTTCGTGCAGGGCACCGTATGTAAATATGCCGTCTACTCTCCGTCTATCGGTGATGGAGGGAGTATCGCCAACCAAGGTGATCCTGTGACGTTCTCCCTGTTGCTCACTGACAGGAGTGATGACATTCTGGCGGGAAATCATGTGGAGTACTTCAATCAAGAGGTGACCGCATCGCCCGGTACTCAATATGACCTGTTGGCAACACTGGAGATTGAGCAGAATGCGGGTGAGGTGGCTGCTGACAGGTTCGACACGTTCCTGCATGCAACACGCATGGTCAACGGGGTCAATACCGACTTCCTGTTGGAAAGTTACGGCACTGGCTATATGTATGTAGCCGTGGATAACACAGGAGGTTTCCAACCTACATCGGGTTCGGTGTTCTTGCTGAATCCCAAGACACGAAATAACAGTGAGGCCAATCCGAAGAGAATCCTCAACGGACGTGCAAACAACGCTGTTGTGGAAAGTGTCTGGAGTGACGGGTTCAAGATGGATGGCTCTGATGGTTGGACTGTGGATAGTGAGGGAAACAAGATACTGAGAATCCCCGCAGGCTGTCTTCTGAACATCAGATACAATCCGTTTGCACAGTTCATCAATTCGCCAGACTCAACGCTGACGATAGACATTGATTTCTGTGTCCGTAATGTGGTCAACGAAGATGACCCCATCATCCGTCTTTGCGAAACTCTGGACGCAGGGCGTGGCACGTTCCTCGGTCTTCGTATGCGTCCAATGGTAGGCACCATGGCTTCCGCACTCTCTGAGGGTGTTGAGACTGAGACAGACTTCCGTTGGAGTGAAGACAGACGCACGCACATCAGCATCAACATCGTGCCGAATGTTGCACCTAATACCTATGGTGACGGTCTGGCTGTCGCTGCTGACCAGAGCAAGGCAAGGGGCACGCTGAACCTCGTAAGAGTGTTCATCAATGGTGTCATCAACCGTGAGTTGCGCTTCTCTACTGAGGCGGGTGCGAGGGAGTTCTGTACCGCAGCACTCTCAAATGGTGGATTCTTCATCGGCCAGGACGGTGCGGACATCGACATCTACGGCATCCGTGTATGGGATGGTACAACTTCTGCCATTACGCCCGCTGATGCCATCCAGAACTACATTTCCACACTGCCTACTAGTGAAGAGAAGTTAAGGATAAAGGAAAAGAACAACATCACGAAAACCAACGGCCTTGTCTCTCTGGAAGCCGTGCGTGATCATGCCATCAGAAACATGGTATGGCATGGTGTGGAGCCTTACATCAAGGAAACGAGCGGTTCAAAGGGTTGGATTGAAATGATGTGTTACGGCAGCAACGGAAACTATCTGCCGGAATGTTCTGGAACCATTTGCAAGGAAACAAAGTCGCTGAAGCCGAAGAGGCAGGGAACTACGGCCAACACGTACTACTATTCAAACCTGCAGTTTAAGTTGAGTGATGTGACTGACACTATACAGGTAGCGGTTGCAGACTTCCACCAGTCTATTGTCATTGGTGACCCGCATGATGATGGAGAGGGTAACATGGTTGTCAGCATCTACGGTGGTAATCTCGGCAAGGATTTCCCTGTAGGCAACGGAACAAAGGATTATCCCTATGCAGACGGATACGTTACTGTTCCCGATGGTTGGATTGACGGAAACGGAAAGTACCGTGGCATGGGCTATATGATTTCCACCAATCAGCCGTTGGCACAGAAACTTGTTCTGAAAATCAACTACGCATCTTCAATGCAGTCGCACCTCATCGGTATCAACTGGCTTTATAATGAGCTGCATACCCGCTTCTGTGGGCAGAACTCTCTCCAGAGAGACACGCCTACTGCCCTCGTTGCAAAGCATACTGAGCCGCTGCTGTTCTTTACTGCAGGTGTTAACGATGAAGACCCTGCTGCCGCCGTCTATCGTGGGCCTGGTGCATTCGGCCCTGGTAAGATGGATAAGCCAACATGGGGTTACAATAAGAACGCATCGAAGATTACAGACCCATCAAACCCACACTATCGGCCAGACGGTCATGACTACTTCGCCATGTTTGAGGGTGCGAACAACAATACCATCCTTGGTGACATGGTGGCACCGTGGGACGACTCATCGCACAACGGGCAGGAGCCAAAGGTGTACTATGACCCAGAGGCTGAAGCATTCATGTACCGAAAGACCACTACAAGGGAAGAGGTTGTCAACGGACAGACTACCGTTGTAGAGTCCGTCACCAGTGAGAAATGTATAGACTTTGACGGTGGCCCTACTGACAAGGTTACTGTGGGAGGCGAGGAACTGGAGTACCCGAAGGAGCGTGTTACCGCTATCTTCCGTAATGCGGTGAACTTCCTGTATCTCCACAATCCACGTGTCAACATATACCGTGGCACATTCGCACAGTTGCAGCAGGAGAACATGACGGAGTACCAGAAGAAAGAGAAGTGGTGGTGCCGTTCAAATGCGGGCACGGACAATGATGACTACATGCTTAAGCGTTGGGATTTCTATGAGCGTAGATGGGTGGACGCAGGCCTGTGGAACGCATCTATCATTGCCTATAACAAAGTGGATGTTCGCCTATATACTGGCATGAACTGGGATTCGATGACAGCAGCGCAAAAGGCTGACCATACAGCCGTAAACGCAAAATTCATCTCCTGTGTGGTTGCAGACGCAAGGGTTCATATTGGAGAATACTTCAAGGAGTCTTCGCTGAAGTTCCACTATTGTTTCCAAAACCATTTCATCGCAGGCACCGACAACTGTTCAAAGAACACCTACTATGTCATAGACCCTGTGACAAAACTCATAGAGTTGCATCAAGATGACGTTGACACCACACTGGCTACCGATAACAACGGTTTCCAGTCCAAGCCTTACTACGTTGACCGTATGCATCCGTGGGATGACAAAGACACTGGCCACACTGATTGCTGTTACGAGGGCCGTCAAAACACGCTGTTCAATCTCTGCGAAGAGATGTGGGAGAATACTCATGAACTGTCGCAGGCCATGAACAGCATCCTGTCGCTGATGGCACAACTCTCTGGAGGTATCGGCTCGGCTGAGTCTGATAACATGAGTGGCGTATGGAAGGCACTTAACCGTTACATCTTCGACATTCAGCGTTTCTTCCCGC